CGAAGCTTTGGTCGACATGTCTTTACGTGTTGTTAAAGAGAAGGGTTTCAAGAAGGATGACTTATTGAGAGAGGCACGCGAGCAACTCAAAGCAGCGAAACTGCAAGACCATGCAGACGTAGCTACTGAGCTTGCAGTCCCCGACCGTAAGTCACGAGCTCTTGGAACTGAGTTATCGCGTCTCGCCGAAGGAAATACATGGTGGAACGCTCAGTTTAAGGCAGCAGAAGACGCGCTAGGAGCACTCGCCAAAACTGGTGATGCTAACGACTACGCGGATTTTGAAAAGGTGTTCATTCAAATCGCCCGCATCGACGCCCTATTATCACTCGATAACGCTGAAATACATAATCGGTTTCATAGTGATCGCATTACTTCAGAGCTGTTGAAAGATCGGAAAGATATCTTCCTTATCGAAAATGCTAAGGTCGTTGCTTCAATGGGTGTCGCTATGCAAGTAAGCATGAGCGCTCTAAAACTACGTGGAGTCGCGCAGTTCCTGAAGAGCAAACCAGTCTTCGAGAACCTGCTTAAGCAATATGAGATTGCACATCCCATTATGACACCAACAGGAGACGTTGTACCTTTTCAAGTAATTGAGAAGGCTATCGACGCTGTTTTGAATACTCCAGTCGGTCCTATGATGGCTACAGTCCTGAGACATTTCGAACCATCGATCGTAGATACAGTGCTAGGATCATTCCCGGCCTGTTATCGTGATGCCAACCTTGACGCATTGTTCGCTTTTGACGACGCTGATGAGAACGAATTCGACACAACAGGGACCAAGGACGATGACGGTGCTTATACATCGTATAGAACAAAACTGGCTAAGCCAATTGCGAAGTACGTCGAACAAATCGTCACCTTCTACCAACGGTTTTATTCTATGCATCAAGATGCGAGCAATCATGCCGCGCTAGGCTTCGACATTCTCAAATTCTCGCCTGTGCGTGGTACAGGAAGTTGGGGATCGCTTTATGACAAAGCTCCCTTATTACACTCTCCTACAAATTGGTCGATTCCCGCAGATAGTATCCTCGAAGCTGGATTCATGTTTAGGTTGCCGGCTTACACCACTGACAATCAGCATGGACTTACCCGCGAAGACGGAGTGATGTTCATCCAACAAGGCACTCAACTGAAAACTGTTGGTCTTCGCGGAGCTCAAATCGACGCTTACGATTTGACAGATGATATCAAACTGACCATCGCTGGCCACTCAGATCAACCTATGGTAAATCGGCTTCGTTTTGATTTTCAGCTATCATTATACCGTCCGTACAACGAATGGCAAGGCGAGGGCGGTGCTTCTTTCAAAGAGAGAAACATCTCTATCGCTGCAATCGCGCGCACGTTGGGTATGAATAAGGCTGATGCTGTCGCGTACATCAAGGGATCTTCGACACGTGGACAAGATTTATCACATCTGTTTGACATTCCGTTGTCAGGTGAGGTAACTCTGAAAACTGACGCGAACCCTGCCTGGATAACGTGGAAGCAACAGCAGGACCCCAAACACGTCACTGACATATCTGTGCCGTACTGGGGACCTAAAACTCCAATTCTTCGTACGAACATGAATACATGGACCAAAGTGTTACCTTTAGCCCAATGGAAATGTACTAATGAAGAAGAGAAGTTAGGCTTTGAAACTGCTACATTAGCCAATGGTGGTAACATCGAGCTAAGAGAGGTTCAGGGATAGATGATTACATCAGGGTTAAATCCAAACATGAGAGTGCAAGGCGGAATCAATGATAAGGTCGCCACTCCTACCATCGCTGGTGACATTCCTGGTAAACCTATCTATGCCGACCTCTCCCTCGCGAAAGCTGACGGGTTCAAAGCAAATGAAGTGCTCATTACAGATCACAAGCTTGTTCTTGGAGCACTATCACGGTTTGACTCTTCTGACCTTGACGCTTCTAAGAGAATGCGGTTCAAGGTCAAACCCTCTCATTCAATGTGGATCAGATCAGACGAGGACCTCGCATATTACGCTGACGTAGTACGCGGTATTCTCAACTCCAATCATGGTTTGCCTGAGGGAGAGATCGAGGATTTTGAGAAATATGGGTATCAGATAGATCATAAACCTCATTGGCATGTACCCGCTAAAGGCTACATCACTGAAGGGATAGGAATGGAAGCAGCCGCGAATCATGCAGCTGATCTTGCCATTGCCGTGCTCGATAAGATGGGAGTAGCAGAATATCGTGAAATGTTACCATACAAGCCATATCCTCACGCCACAAACGGAGGTGCTCCGCATTATGGCAAGGGAGAGCTCAGTTTCCTTACTGACTTGTCTATCGCTGCTCTTGGTTATAAAAGAAATAAGATAGGCGCAGGATATTTAGAATGGGGACATAGCTGGTGGAATAACAATCTGCCGCCTCATGCCATTACGACTTTACGTTCTAAGCTTACAAGGAAGGCAGTTCCGATTCTTTCAAGAAGAGGGAACAACGTGATGAAGGTAGGAGAATCGCACAGGATTACTGACACCAGGTTAGCCTACATGGGAGCCCGCTATGTTAACATGGTAGCGTCTAGAGCAGGTAGTAATCTAAACTACGCGCTTTACCACTTCCCGTCATTTTCGCACAGCACTCCTGATAAGACAGCCAAATTCCTAGATGAATTTAGCAGTTCAACTCCATTCTCGCTTGATTACAGCGGTTATGACATATCGATGTCTGCCGTTCTTCAGAAGGCACTCTATCGCGTTTACGCTAGGTATTGTACGCCAGGCGAGTTGGAGATGTTATGGGAGCAGCTTCAGTGTTCAGTGATGACAGGTCCAGTCAAGGGTCTACATTCAGTTGGCTTTATGGCTGACAAACTGGGCCAATTATCCAGCGGGACGAGAACAACGTCTGCCGACGGGTGCGTGCTTAATATGATGGCATCATTGTATGCTATGCAGAAAGCAACGGGCATGTCTGATGCTGATACAGTAAATGGTTTTATCAACATGAGATTCGGCTTCTTGTGGTGGGGTGACGATACTGTCGTACTTCCACCCACTGATGTCAAATTCTCAAAGGATGATTACCTCGATGCCTTAGGAGATCTTAACCTAGTAGCCACGACGTTAGACGAAGTGGTGTTCTTGAAGAAGAGATTTTTCAAAGACGAGATGGGCAAATACCAATGGCA